CCACGGCGGGTCCGCGACGATGCACCGGAAGAGACCGGAAGGCCAACAAGGAGGTCGAAGCGATTCGCTACCGCTCACGCTTCACCTCCGGCGGTCGGCTTCAAGAACGCGATCCAGTGCGTCTGCGCCTGTTTTCCCGACTTGTGCCCGTACAGAGGCTTCATCGGTGTCAGTTTCAGAATCTCGCACACGGGGTTCTCGGTGGCGGTCCACTTGAACACCAGCGTCCCGCCCGGTCGCAGCACGCGGAACCCCTCCGCAAACCCTGCCGCCAGCATCTTGCGCCAGTCGCCGTCAAGCCATCCGTACTTCATGGCGAGGTATCCTATCTTGCCGGACCTCTCGAAGTGTGGCGGGTCAAAGACAACGTGCTCGAAGGTGTCATCAGGGAATGGCAACGCGGTAAAGTCCGCGATCTGATCCGGGTCCGTCTCGGTCCATTCGACCGTCCCGCGCATCGGACGGTTCATAGCGTGCCGCTCGCGACGCTTATCCACATACACGGCTCGCGGGTCGTGCTTGTCAAACCACATCATGCGCGGCCCGCAGCACATATCCAGAACGGGCGGAAAAGCCGAACAAGTCGGTCGAAGCGATTCGCTACCGCTCACGCTTCACCTCCGGCGGTCGGCAAACGTACTGTGACTCGCGTCCCATCGAGCGTTATGTCCAGGCGGGCCGCGTTCGACTCGCGGGCGATCTTCTCCAGAGCCAGCACGGCCCCGGCGCCGATGATGCCCTTGGTCCCAATCTCATCCAGCAACCGCCTGGCAATCTCGCGGACGGCGCGCGCAAGCGTGGCGTCGCTCCATTCGAGGAACGTCGGCGCGGCGCGTTCTTCCGGGGTCAAGGTTGTGTCGAAGTCATCCACGGTCAACCTCCCGCCGAACATCAGCCTGCACGCTATCGGCGCTCCGCGCCTCAGCGTGAGGCCGGGCGTTGCACGGCCCGCACCGCGTCCAGACCCGCTGCGCGTCCGGCCCCTGCTCGCAGTCCCGCGTGCTCACGCCTCCTCCGGAACCGCGATCTTGTTTCCGCGCCGCTTGTAGTTGATCTGGCGCAGCACGCCTATTCCACCGATGCGCATGGATGCCTTCATGTTGGTTTCGATCTCAACCGCCTTAATCGAGCGAAGCATGGCCGAACGTCCTCCAAGTCTACGGAGCTTATCAGCGTGCTCTTCCACGTTGATCCCATTGGTCAACAGCCAGAAGATTCCGTCATGGCACGCACTGTGCAGCGGTTCGGTTCCGTTCACGTCGCGCTGAACCTTGACGGCACGCTTGCAGCATTCGGTGTTCATGTTCCACGTTCGCACAAGGTGCGCTGGGAAGCACACTCCGTTCATGGATTTGCCATCTTCCATGACAGACAGTCCGAGAGTCCCAAGCCACTCGGAAATCTGTTTCTCCGGGTTCAGTGCTGCGCGGACGCTCGCATTGAACTTTGCGACCGCTGGCACCTTCACTCGGCGGACGTTAAGCGCGATGAACGCCCGAGCCTCGTGCTCGCGCCCATCGGACTTGAACAGCACACACGGAACCTCGCGGATGTCGCCGCGCCGACGCGCTGCAAGAAGGCGCTGCTGACCGTCAACCACGTATTTGTCTCCGTTCGCCCGCTCCATAACGACGATGGAGTTGAACGCTACCCAGTTGAACCCACGGGCAAGCGCCAGTGTATTCTGGTCGCTCACCTCTGGCCGCTGATAGGCGTGGTCAACCTTCAATTCGTCCAGAGCCACCTTGCACTGCCTGCCATTGTCGCCAGGCTTCACCCAGTCATACCGTTCAACCTTGTCCACCTGCTTCATTTCTGTTCTCCTTTCGTTTCTGTTTCGACTACAGAATCAAGACCGCTAACAACCCCGCTCACTGGGAGCGTTGCAGCGCACCGCACCGCGTCCACACTATCCGGCCCTCCGGCCCCTGCTCGCAGTCCCGGTGCCGGCCGGCGTTGAGGGCCGCGCACGTCAGCACCGAATGCGGCAGGGCGTGGGTGCAGCCCCGCGGCCCGCTGGCCTGAGCGCAGTCCCGATCCTGGCAGGCAACCGTACCCGCAACGGCCACGACGGGATACCAGCGTTCCACGTCCTCGATGTTCCGCCCCGCCCCCATCTCGGGCCTGGCGTCGAGCAGCGCCAGGGCGGTATCGAGGTCGTCCAGGCACGACCGGCACAGCGCGGCCCCGGTCTCGTAGGGCGCCCGCGGCCGAACCGCGCTCGGACTCTCCTTGTGGCAGCACGCGCAGATCATCCTATGCCTCATCCGCCCAGTCCGCCGTCGGGTCTGGTGGCTCGACAGCGATGGGCACAGGCAACTCCCGCATCCGGGCTTCGACGGCATCCAACTCGGCGCAGAACGCCGGCAGCGCCGCCGCGAATGCGGCGTGCATACCCGCGTCGGCCTCGATGGGCCACACCACGGCCGGCATTCCAGGCTCGTCTGACCACAGCACGTAATCCCACACCCGCCGCCCGGTGATCCACAGGCAGGCCTGGCACTGGGACATGTGCTCCCAGCAGGGCGCGCCGGCCTCCAGTGCATCGAGCATCGCTACGCGCCCCAGGCACTTGATCTCAACGCCGCGGTCATCTCCAACCAAGCCGTCCGGCGAGCACGCCCAGCGCCGGCAGTCGGACTCCACAAGTCCGACTTCATCTACCTGCCGGCCGGTCTCCAGCGAGTACCATACCCGCGCGCGGGGTTCCAAGTCGGTGCCACGCTGCATCGCTGCCGTTACGTAGGTCTCCCCCGGCTTACCCGTGAGCCGTTCCCCGACGAGCGACAGCAGGTACGACCAGCGCGTCTTGCCAGCGGCCAGGCGGCCCGTAGGCGTCACGAGGTCCGCGAAACGCGAGGCCGTCGGACGCCCGAGGCGGTGCCGCAGCCACGCCGCCCCACCCTGCCGACATCTGATTACCCTAGGCATCTCAGTTCCCCCTCTGCGCTCGGTCCGCGGCGACCTTGAGTTGCCGGCAAACGCCTTCATAGGCTGATGCCGGGTACTGCGACAGGTCGCCCACACCGGCGAACGTCAGCAGGCTCTCCACCGGGCGCCCGCAGGCCTCGCAGAGTTCGCGGAGGTTTGCGGCCTCCTGCTCTGTGATCGTCGCCCTGGCCCGCCCACCTGACGCCGCGTTGCCGTCGTCGTCTCCGACTGCGATGTTGAAGACCAGCCTTAGCAGGTAGCGCATGCCGTAGGACGTTGCCGAGCCAACGGCGTGCGTCTTCGTCATCACGTCACCGCCCTTGGCGCCCTTGCCGTCAGCCGGTATGTCTATTCCGAAGTCCTGCCCCCAGCCCGCACGATGGGACACCCGGCACGTCACGCGCACCCACTCGGGTCCGGGGCCGGGCTGCGTGTTGAACGTCAGGCCGAAACCGTGCCGCGTGTAGATCGGCCGCAGGCGCCTGTCGAGGGCCGCGTAGGTCGCGTACCGGCTCCTGGTCTGGCTGTTCGATGCATCGGGCGCCACGCGCTGCATCTCGCTCTGCGCCTCGGCCATTGCGGCGTCGAACGCCATGCGCCGGCGGTCGTCGCGCTCCTCGCGGAAGAGCTTGGACAACAGTTCGATGGTCGCGTTGTCGGCACCGCGCGACGTCGCCGCAAGCAGCAGCGCCCCGGCATCCACAGGCCCGCCTGCGGGCGATGCGCTCTGTGCCCCCTTGGTCTCAACTGCCGTGGTGTCCCGCACAACCACGGCCTCGGTAGCCTCTGCCTTGCTTCGCGTCTTCACTGGTCTGCCCTCCTGACTACACACACCATGCACACCAGACGCCGAACGCCGCCGCACCCGCAAGCCCAACGAGCACCCACACCCACCCAGGCACACGCCCGCGCGGCCTCAGCGGACACCGGAGAATCGCCGCGATCTGGTACGCCGTCACAGCCTGCGCTCCCATGCAACTTCTATGCCAGCCAGAGCAGCCCGCAAAAAGCCCAGCAAAATCACGGTTCAGCCCTCCCTGCGGCCCGTCATTTCTGCGAATTGAGAGCCAGGTTTCGCAGTTGTGCGAGCCTTGCGGAACCACTCCAGCACCAGCAACACGGCGCGCCCCGTCCGCACA